CAATTATAGAGGCATTTCCTGATGAAAATCAGATTATGAGAAATAAATTAGTTTCTTTACCTCGTGGTACTACAAAGATGCCTATTATTACTTTCGGAACTGCTAAAATTATGATTAACGTTGGAGGATCTAATTCATATCAACCTCAAACTCTTAATTTTAATGGTTCAAATGCTTTATCAGAAAATAGTGGGTATAAATTTACTATTGCTGATAGGAGATTAGTTTCAAATATGAGTGCTGATGGAGGAGCAGCAAGTTCACTTGGTTCAATTGCTGCGTCTCGATTTGTTCAATCAACAGGAGCAGTATCTCAAACTGTAGTAG